TTATTTTGACGACTTCGCGTCTTTGATAGCTTTACGTTGCTTCTGTTCAGACAACTTAATATCAGCGTCTGAAATACCATTTAGGCGCATAATCAAGTAACCAACACCTTCGCCAAAACGCTCAATTGAGACAGTATCGTTAATCGTTTCCATCTGCTGATCAGTATAGCCCATTACTCGTTGTACAAAATCGGCCATATCGTCCTGCAATTCTAGGCCGTTTTTCATGGCGTCTAGTTCAGCAATCTCTTTTTCAGTGTCTTGTGACTCCAGCATGCCAATTTGAACCTTGGTAGCCAACCGAATAATATTGTTAGTTGGTGTTACATTGGCCGTTTTGTTGATTCTAAAGTAATTTTTTGCATTAATTTTCATAGTGATTTGCACCCCTTTATTTAATTTTGTATGTATTAAAAGGCCACCCAATTAAGGGAAGCCTTTTAATTGCTGCTAGTGGCTAGCTGCACTGCCGGGAACTACAGTGGTTGTACTAGCTGTACTACCGGTTGCACCGCTTGCTGGCTTGGTATAACCACCAAATGTTTCAGCATATAGCTTATCTAAGTTGAAGTTAGGGTCATTTGACTTGGCAATCATATAAGGTTGTTGTACCCCATTGGCAGCTAAGAAAATGTCTGGCTTCAATGGTGTTAAAACAGTACCATTTAGAACCGTTGAGTAAGCTGCTTCATTGTTGGTATCAGTTGAGTTGTTAGATGCTTCTTCAACGAATTCAATGTTATTAAAGCATTCATAAATTGAGATGTCACCATCTAGTGATTGAGATTCGGCAATCATCGCCACATGAGGCTTAGGTAACTGACGAACCCAAGCACCCGTGTTAGGGTTTTGTGTGTATCCCTTTAGCATTTGGTTAATCCGAAAATCCAAGTCCAAAGCGGTTAAAGCCAATGTAGGCATAGACTTACCATAAGCCGTACGCTTGATTTGTCCATTTCCCCAGCCAGGCGTTCCGGCCGCTTCAATCGCAGTCACGTTAATTTGACTGAAGCCTTCGCCATTATGATCGGCAACATAGATTCCGTCAGCAGATAGACCTTTTGTAGCGTCTTTAATTAGGTCTCCGTTATCGTCTAGTAAAGCAAAAGTTGCTTTTACAATATTATGTTTTGACATTTAAATCTCTCCTTTAAATCATTTCATTTTTAGTTACATAAATTGTTTTCGTTACTTGGTTGGTATCTGGGTCTATCGAATGATGTTGACTAGATACAATTAACCAGCCAGCCTCTTTAAGGCTTTTCATCAAAGCTATCTCAGCTTCCAATGGATTAAAGTCATCGGCTAGGTCAATCTTGTAGAAGATTTGAATCTCAACACCCATGGCTAGGCCTTTAAACGTGCTGTTTGCAAGATAGGCCGGGCTTGAATCGGTTTCTTGCAATAGCATGACTGTACTAGTAGTGTTGTCTAAATCTTCATTCGGTATTTCATTCAGATAGACTTTATCAAGCCACGTTAGATTGAGGGAATCAACTAGGCTGGCTACCTGTGATACTGGTAATAACACTAGTCATCGTCCCCCTTCTTGTACTCATCTAGCATGGCGTTAAAAACATCATCTTGTGAGTCGTCTAGGTTCTGGTCAACAAAGTGATCAGCCCTAATATGTTTAGTCCCATCATTTAAACGTCTGGCATTCATATCATGGTACTTATTAGTCCAGCCGACAATTGATCTACCATCATGTTCACCGTCTATATCGTTAGCGTTATAGCTTATGTGGTCAGCCATGTGTCCGTACGTTTCGTCTTTATGTGAGCTGTAGTGTTTCTTTCGCGTGGCTTCCGTCAAGTTATCAGCTAGCTTCTTAGCGCCGGCCGCGGTTATCTTCTCTTGTTCAGCTTCGTTAGGGATTAGCTTTTTGACGTCTTTAAGCCATTTTTCTAGTTGATCGGCCATATCATCGTATGCCATAGCTAGACCCCCTTAGTAACCTGTTTGAGCGTCAAATAATCGCAAGACAGATAATTACTAGAATCATCTATGCTGTCATTGATGACATCGTAAAGCTTACCTTTATACTTACATCTAATGCCTTCGTGAACTTTAGGATTATGCCTAATAATAACCACTACTTGCTCTAGTTGTTCAGCTGTTAGTTGATACGAAGATGCAATCGATCGTGTATAGGGTGCACAGTATAAACTAAACTGACTAACAAATGTCTGTTTACTAGTTCCATTAATAGGATTTTGAACAGTTTTAACAGTGCCAATCTCTATACGTTGGTTAAAGTCAACTGGAGTTAACCTATTAGTTGCCATTGCCGTTCACCTCATCTTGCTTTTGACTATACAGGCCTCGTAATTGGCCAATGATTGAATCAACAACTAAGTCAACTGGATTAACAGCGTTTGAAGTGATTGATGTCCGATAATACCAGTATGAACCAGCTAAGGCGTAAACAGCCGTTTCAAACAAGTCACTCACACCTTCCATTTCATAGAAATTCGGAACGCTATTGTCGTCCCCAATGGCCTGTTTAATGTAGCTAGTGGCTGCAGACAAATAGCCTGTTAGCAGCTTGTCATCATCATCGCCATCAATTCGCAAAGATGATTTTAATGTTTCTAAATTGGCTGCCACTTAAATCACATCCTTACTTAGCCGCCCAGATTGTTACTGCACTGTTTATTTATTGGCGACATAGGTGGCTAATTACTTAGCAGGGGTCATTGAAGTAGCACTCGCTGCAAAGTTGGCCGGTTGGTCAGCAATTGCACTGAATGATCCTGCAACAAAGGCGTCCTTATCAGTAGCTTCAACATCAAAGCGATCAATCACACGAATCTTGGTTTGATCTTTTTCAAATGCACCACCGCCAATATTGGTAGTCAATAAGGACATGTTTTCTCGGTCAAACAAAGTTACCGCTTGCGACAAATCGCCATAGTAAAGTGGATAAGCCGGTGCTGATGCAGTCCCAACATTAGGCAACCACTTATCAGCTACCTCTACAACTCGCTTGCCATGGATTAAATATTGATCAGGTTGTGTTGGATCAGGTTGCAGTAAGTAACGTCCCATAGCATCCTTAACCTCGGAAAGCACATTTAAACCTGACGTATTGGTCATTAAGAATGATGTGGACTTAATAGCAGGGTCAACGGCAGTGTTAATCATCGTAATAATGTCATCGAACTTAGATAAGTTAGGCTTCTTAGGTGCGTTGTTCATTGCCGCAATGATTCGAGTGTTACGAGTAACAACAACCTTCTTAGCAATCCATTGAGACAGCCAAGTCATGATGTTGTCAACTGTATCTTTTAGTAACGAATTAGTGGCAGTGGTAATGCCAGCATACCGATGGATTGTATATTTGATAATGGATAGCTTAGGATCATCATTATCACCAATGGTAGCTGTTTCATCATCTAAATCAGCTAACGGAGTAACGTCAGTCCATTTTTCGTAAACACGCGACCCAGTTTGAGTTGTAACAGCTTCCCGATTAACATACTGTTCCAATGAATCGTATTGACGAACGAGCGCATTAATTGCTGTTTGAATATCTTGAGGAATAGTCAAACCGATTGCGTTACCATCTTCATCGGTAGAAGAAGTTACCAAGTTCATAACTTTAGGGTCACCTTTAATCATGCCTTGGAAGTTCTTAATGAACTCAGCTTTGATGTCTTTTTCTTTATCATCAAGTGGGGTCTTGTCCTTGTCATTCATGTTGGCAATTTCTTGTGCCTTGCGTTCTTCTTCCAATTGTTCATGTAAAGCATCACGACGGGCAACCGCATTGTCGCGTTCTTGTTTCATTGCTTTAAATTTTTCTTGATCAAAACTGTCGTCAAGGACAGCTGCGTTTAATTTGTCGTTTAAGTCTGACACCTTTTGCCCTTGGGCAATCCAAGCATCATTGATTGTATTAATATTAGCCATTAGTTGGCCTCCTTTTCATTTTTTCCAAATAAAATAGTCAATTTGCTGTTTCGTAATTCAGCAGATTGACTATTAGTAGTATTTTCTTCTTTAACCGGCTTAGCTTTATCCTTATCCGCCTTGTAAATTAAGTTCATCAATTTGTTAACTGCAGATTTAGGTGGAATATGTGAAATGGCGTTCACCGGTTGTAATTGTTGATCATTAGCAAACATAATTTCGTCAGCGAAACCTTTATCGACGGCATCACTAGCGGTTAACCATGTTTCGTTTGCCATTAGTTGTAGCAAATCGGCTTGATCCATGCCGGTTTTTGTTTCATAAGCACTGGCAATTGATTGATCAATGCCATTTAAAATACTGGCTTCATGCTCTAAATCGTCAGCATTACCAGCTGGTTGTGACCATGCTTTATGAATCATAATTTGGGCAGTTGGTGAAATGTTGATATGATCGCCAGCCATAGCAATCACGCTTGCCGCACTAGCGGCTAAGCCTTGAATGTTAACTGTTACATTGCCAGCATAATTCTTTAACATGGTGTAAATCTCACTAGCTGCGAAAACATCACCACCGTTGGAAGCAATGTCAACTTCAAGTGCTTCATCATCACCATCATCGTCGTCATCATCATTTAAAATGTCAGCAACACCCGAAGGTGATACTGCTGGCATTCCAAAGAACTGATAGAAACCGGCTGTTTGATCATCAACAATATCGCCTTTAATCATTACTTTCTTTGTCATCATTATCACCTCCTTTTTCTGATTTAGCCTCAGGCATTTCATCTGGTAAATAACCAGTCTGTTGTAGTAACCAAGTTGCTTGATTATTGGCAATTGCGCCATTTTTAGTTAGCCCTGCTAGGGTAGTTGCAAATGAGTCTCCCAATGGGTCTACAGCAGTTCGCATATTGGCTGTAATCTTAGCATTAAGCTTATTATCCAACTCGGCTATAATCGCCTGTAAGTAGCGATTAAGGGCATTGGTGTACATACCCTTAATTTGGTCAATATTACTTTGCTGGTCGCCTTGGCCGTTTAAATAGCTATCAGGAATGCCGAAAACTTTAGCGATTTGCTTACTCGTCCAATCTGTTTGGCTTAACAGCTTAGTAACATCGGCTTTCATTTCGAGTGGCTTGTAATCTTCAAGTTGGTCAATAACTACCGGGCCACCGTTGGAATTGTTTACCTGTTTCATGAAGTTACGTGAACGGCTGGCCTTCATCTTCTCACTTAACAATCCGCCATGCTGAATAGATAGGACGCCCGGCGCGCTAATTGACCGTGCTAGTGCAGCCAACGTTAAATTGTTAGATGAATTTTTGACTTGTAACTCATTCGATAATGCTTTTAAAGGACTATTACCCGTCATACCGCCATCGGTACTAGCCCATCGAATATGAATCATGTCAGACTGCGGTACATTTTGAAGCACGCCTAAATTAGGCTCGTCAAAGGTAACCGTATAGGTTAAGCCGCTGCCATCATCTAATAAGTAGGTTTGTACTTGGCTAGGTCGCAAATATTCCCAGCGTAAATCTAAACCGTTAGGATTGCGCCAACGGTATGCAAAGCATTCGCCACCCAATAGCAATTGTGCATACATCGACTGCCAAAACGTGTGACCGTTAGTTGTCGTGCTAGGATTGTTTAAAATCCCTTGTGCTCGTGGCATATTGGCCGTTAATTGCACTGTGGCTAGGTCTCCAGATATTTGATTAACTGCTGAATAAATATCTGAATTTTTCAAAGCTTCTTTGGCACTGACGTACTCATTATCGCCAGTTGGTGACAGAAAGCTAACGATATTATCGTCTTCTACTGGCACACTTTGAATACTAACTGAATTATTTATTGCTTTTGGTGGCTTAAAAAAAGGCATTATTAATCACCTCCTTTTTGGCCAGCTGTTACGACTTCCGAAAGCCAGCCAACCAAAAATAAAGCTACAGCAATTGCTAAAACGCCTTGAGCTTTTCCAAATAAAAAGGCTGCATATACTCCAGCAATTATGCCTAGAATAAAACACAACACGTCAAAGTAACGCCATACAGTTGCAAAAAATTGTCTAAAAATCATCAATATCATCTCCTAGCAATCCCGATTCCGGGTTATTAAACCATTCAAGAACTTGTTTTTCGTTCATACGTTCGACCTGTTTATCCGGATTGTTTACGTCTGAGAAGTCTTCAAAGTGATACATGGCTTGGAATAAGGCATCAATTAACGCGTCGACCACATCAATCTTCAACGTAGCCTTAGCTTTATCGACTTGAATGCCAATTTTGTCTTCATAAATTTCAGCATTTAGCAATGCCTTTTCCATAATCCGATCATCCAAGCGATCTACCGACCCTTCAACAAACATCGTCTGCAGGAACTTAGTTGGATCTTTCAATTCACTAGTCCGCTGCCGAATGGCTTGCAATGGCCACCCAGAATTTAATTCCAGTTGCTTGATTGTAGGTGTTAGCCCAAACGAATCATAGCCAAAGAAAACAACTTCCAGTCGATGCTGCTCAACAAAGTTAAGTAACCACTGATAAACTTGCTCGTCATTAATTAGCCCTTGGGGATGACTAGTAATTGTGCAAAATCCTTTTTTAGCTAAGTCACGATAATTAATACCGTCTTGCTTTTCTTTAGCTTCAATTGAACCGGCTTTCTGCCAAGGAATAAAGCTGTGCTGATAAATAAACCATCGTGGCTTGCCATTATTATCACGATAAGGAAATACAAATGCCAGTGCCGTGTTATCACTAAACATCGAGTAATCAAAGCCAATATAAACTTGGCGATCATCGAAACTAAACGATGGCACAATGGCTTTTTCAACGTCAGGCAGTTTCAGAAAGCTGTCCACTGATTGTTCTAACCACAAGTTAAGGTTTTTATTTTGGAAATCGTTGAGTGTGCCTGACAAAGCGTCAGAATCACGCTTATCGGTCAAGCCGTTCAGTAACACTTCACGTTGGTTCGGTAAATCTAGCAAGGGATTACTTTTTACCCACATATCGGGCTTGTAAGTTTCATTCAGATTATCCTGCGACCAAATAAGTCCCAAATATGTATCAGCATCGCGCAAATAATCTTGTTCCATAGCTTGCTGAATCATACGCTCATCATCGTGAAACGGAACAGTGGGATCAGGATACGCCGTTGAAATTTGAATAAATTGCTTATTACGTACCTTAACTTGGCCTGACACAATCTTAGAAATCTTTTGTCGTGTCTTAATTTCACCAATTTCATCAAAAATCGCCGTTGTAAAGTGGAAACTATCGTACTGGCCGGCTTCATGACTGATTGCTCGCAGTTTATTGTTATTGCTACTCATAACAACTTGATCAGATTGAGACGATAATGTACGAGTATCTAGCCCACTATCAGCAATCAACGACTTAAATGGTTCAATCGTTGCAATCTTGGCTAGCATCGATTTAATGTAGCCCAGAATCTTGCTCGTTTGTTTGTAATTAATTGATGAAACTAAATAGTCTTGGTTAGATAGTCCCAATGATTCAATTAAAAAACTGTAAGCGGTAATAATCGCCATGAGGTAAGTTTTACCTTGGCCACGTGCAACTGAAACGATAGCCCGTGAAAAACGCTTGCCACCGTCATCATTGCGCCAGCCAATTAGCATCGCCATAATAAATTTCTGCCACAGCATAAGCTTAGTTGGTTCGCCCGTATCAACGTTCGGACAGATGGCAGCGAATTTAAGCACTTGGTCTACTTTCTTAACCGAATAAGTAAATGGAAATTCAACGCTACCTTGTCGTTGCAAGTCTCGAATATGGCGAAAAGCCGCTAACTTAATCAGATAGCCAGTAGTCACCTTCTCATCGAGAACATCAAAAGCATACTTTGTACCTGGGTCAGTGTATTGCTGACGAAGCGCTGAGCAGTCTAATGCTTGATAAGCTCCAATAACATCATGTGTTTGGGTTAAATCAATCTTCATTATTACCCTCCCAGAAATTCTTTCATTCGATCAGCGACGCTTCGCTCGTCTTTGCGGTCATCTAAGTTTAACTTGAGTAAATCACTGCGCGATTTTGGCGACAAGCCCAATTCAGCGCCTAACTTCGTCAGATTCTTGACTGCTGAATCGTAAATTTGTGTCATCGGGTTTCGCTTGTAGCCCACGAAGTCTCGACCGATTTTTTTACCAGTCTGATCTTGCAACGTCTTATAGATTGCTTGGACTTCACCGTTTTCCTGAATGTGTTTATACGCATTGCGATAAATCTCATATTGGGAAGCATATTGCTCTACCAGCCCGCTATCAATGCGCTTAACTGGGGTATTGTCTTCTAAAAAAGGCACTAATCGACGCCAAACGACCTTAGCTTGCCGGCCTAAGTAAGCTGGTGGTGTACGTGATAATTTCCCGCCGTTGACGTCTTTATCCACTTTTTTCATTTTATATGCCTCCTTTCATCATCCGGCGACCCCCCCTAACTAAAAATTTTAAAAAATTGTTTCTATCACAAGATGATGGCTATGTGTGTGCTCTTCCTGGGATGTGTTAGGGGGCGGGGGTTGTTTTAATTACCATTGCGACCAATTATACTCAAAAAGTTTAAAGTCGCTTAAATCGCACGACAGGTGCCTATAAAGAGATGGCGATTGACCAATGCAAGTTTGGATTTTTTTTAATCTGATAACCTTTGCTTCTTAGCATCTGTTTCAATTTTCTCTTTTGGTTGGGATTAAAGCTGTCAAGGACAATGCAAACTTCGTGCTTATTTTCAAGAGCAGCTTTTTTAATTTCAGTTGCAACATACTCAATTTGTTTATCAGTTAGTCCTTGTTGCATTGCTGATTTAATTACTTTGTAACCAGGAATCTTATCATATCTGTTCTTCATAACTGCCACTATCCTTTCTATTGCCTTAGCATCTGACTAAGGTGTTCGTTCTTTAACTCTGATTGTTTATCAGTATCAATGTATGGCTTCAATATCTTCACTCCTCATTCATTAACACAACGATTGCCGATACATCATTAATCGGTTCTACATTTTTTAACTCGTTGCCTTGCCCTGTGCCATAGTGTGCTTGTTCCCATTCCGTCTTAGAATGATGGCAACTCCCACAGATAACGGCTAAGTTATCAACGTTAGCTTTCAATGTTTCGTCAAACTCAATCGGTATAACGTGATCAACCGTTTTAGCAGGTGTGATAACGCCTTGCACTTTGCAGTAAGCACACAAGTAATGGTCGCGTTCCAAGACTTGTTGCCTTAGGTGTGACCATTGCCTTGTACGATAGAAGTTGTATTGCTGACGCTTGTCTTCGTTGCGATAGCGAGTAATAGTATTGTACTTGTGTGTGTATTGTTTATCATTGCTGCGTGCCCAACGTTGCCGACTAGCTAGGTACTCAGCTTCATGCTCATAGTGTTGCTGGCAATAGTGGTTAGGGAAAGTAACCATCGCATGGCAGTTAGGATAGCGGCATCTTCTAACTCTTGGCATTGTCTACACCTTCATAGTTAATGATTGAATCCACTCTAAATCAGATGGTTTCATATGCTTCAATGCTAATGAAGAGACGTGTACTTCATCGTACTGAAAGCCATCTTTAATGTGTTGTTTCAAAGATACCCAATCTATTGTTACGTTAGGTTCCGTAATTAATTGCTGTCTATTGTAATTAGGCTTTCCATTACCATACAGTTTCAATTCGTTATAAGCATCATTTTTTGTATAACCTACGACAAGAACTTTCATTTCCTTATCCTTTCAAGTTGCTCTTATTCAATAACCACTACATAATAAAAAGCCACACGGCGATTGTGCCATGTGACCTTAGCGTTATAACTATGAGATGGTAAGGATTTACACCTTACATATACTGGATTTTGTACTCTCCTACTTGTTCTTGGCTTCTTTCAACCTTAGCTTCGGATAGCGTCTACCTATTCCGCCACATCTCACCTGGTAGTTGTCCCCGATGGTTTCCAAGTAGGACTTATGCTGGCCTTTCATGTATCTCCACCAGACTTCTTTTATGTTTGCCTTTCCGTAGCTACCAACTACGTCAAACACACCGGTTATAAGACAGCAAGGAATCGAACCTTGCGACAAACGTAACATGCCTTTCCCTGATTGGATTTGTTGAAACGGAAATCTGCCGAACCATCTGCCCTACATCTTTCGATACTACCAATATAACGGATGATAACTCCAAAAGTACTCAAGTTTTACTCCAAATTTACTCCAGATTTACTCCACTTTTTTATTTTACAAAAGCTTGGCACTCCAGCCTTTCAGCTACATCTAATAGTGCCGCTTCATGCCAGTTGAAATAAGTAGTCGATGACATATTGTAATACCTGTCGGGCAATCGTTGCATTAATACGTCCATGTAGTAGCCGTGGTCTTCCTCGTATCCTTCACAATAGACAATCTTTAGGAGTTCACGATAATGGTACTTTCTACAACTGTTGATTGCCCAATCTACCCATTTACAGAACACTTTACCTTTTTCGGCATTAATCATTCTTTGTTCAACATATTCTGGAGCGGGTGCCGTTGCACTTGGTGCCCCATCACCAAAGCTGACGGTAACTTTCGGGTTAACCGGAGCATTGATGTAAGCTTTGTACTTACGGTATTTAGACAATATTTTTCTTGCGTTATACTTGGTCTGCTCTTTATCTAATTCTGGTAATAATGTCATGCCCCGTCACTCCTGTTATAATAATGTTGTTGAGATTATTAGATCGAGGGCACGTCTATGAGGTGCTCTTTTTTATTACCATCATTCATCGTCGAATTCATTCCACATTTTCTTTAAACCTGTACTAAAACATAGTTCACATGTTTCAAACTCTACTTCTTCTTCATTCGTTTCAATATCAACAAGTTTGATTTTTTCATTATTCCACCTCTTCTAGATTGATTTTGTAAACCTTGCCACCAGTTTGTTTCGCTAATTCTTTTGCGTAATCTTCATTGTAAAACGTTGCGCCATTTATGGAATTTGCAAATGTATAAACCATTTGTGATGCAGATACTGATTCTTTTAGGTATAAATTCCCTAACTTAACTATGTAAATGTTTTCCATACTTAATCATCCTCCTTTAATAATTACCACTAATTAATGCCCACTTCGTAGTATCAAATCTTTTAATTTTATAGCACTTAGGGCAACCGGCAACTACTTCTTTGTGCCATACACCCGATATATCTGATGGGACATTTGCCACACGCAGAAATACCCAATCATGCTTACAGAATAATCTCACCGTTATTACACCTCTTCATAAGTTTTCCTGAAAATGTCGTCAGCGATTGCCCAATGCTCACCCTCAACACCCGTAGCAATCCAATCACCTATATTGATAGCCAAATCGCCTTCAAGGGTTGGTATTGAAAACGTAGGATCCCAACCATCAATTACAAAGTTTTCTTTCACAATCCCATATTTATCAATCATTTCATCCGAGCCATCAAACTGTTCAGCCTTGATAGTTGCTATTTTGCGATATTCTTTTAGCATTGGTTGTCCTCCAATTTTTCTGCCTAATCATTCCAATATGGATAAATCAGCAGTGTTATGCCCAAAAATAATAATGTGCTGGCTACATCGTTGCGGTATGTTCCGAAAATCGTAAATGCCATCATCACTATGTAGGCATGTTCATGAAGCGAACTTATAATTTTACTCATCTTCTACCTCTTTATAAATTTTCACCAAGCGATTCTTTCCAATATATATTAGCTATATTTTTCCGCCACACTTCCCAGTAAGTCATGTCGTAAGGACATTCATTCCATTCAGCTAAGTTCTTTTCAACAGGTACCTAATCCTTATAGCAAAGATAAAACGACATTATGAATATAATTGGAATTAATATAAGAGCAAGGATTCCAAACAAAACATCTTTAATCATCTTCTACCTCCACAAACTCAAGCAGTCCAGCATTGTTGTAAGCATCGTATTCGGGCCACTTTTCTTTAGCTTCCTCCTCTGTAAGAGCACCACCCGTAATTCCGTCACTGCCTGTAAGGCCTAAGATTACCTTCCCTTCATCATCTAATCTAACATACTTCCGAAGACCGTGTATCCCTTTTAACTTAACTACACGTCTTGGTTTTTCAAATGTTTTTACATATTCTTCTTTAGTCATCTAGTCGCCCTCCTTGAATCTTTCTAATACCGGCTTAAATTGATCTTCCAATCGGTCCAACTCGTCAAGATATTGTGTTAATTCCATCACATCATTATTGTCACGGATCATTAAATGAATAGCGGCGTTAAGAGCGTACCTGACACTCGGATAGAAACCAAGTTGCTTCATGACAGGTAAATTGTCCTTGTCTAACTTAATCGCTCCAGAATCATCTCTGATGAACTTCATCAAGGTGTGGTTGTTGTGGCTCTCGATTTTAATCTGGTAATCTTCGTTAATTTTGATAATCATTTTTTTATCCCCCTAATCAGATAAGTGATCCCGCTAATCCACGTCTGTAAAATAATCGCCGCTATAAAGATTGCTACGCCAATCAATCCACTATGCAACACATGCCCGATTAACACTGCTGGCAATAGCCAAAAAACGCATGAGAAATACCACAGCATGAACATAATTAGACTTCCTCCGGTTCAAATTCCACATCAATGCCTACCTTCGCCATGCCAATCGCAATTTCTTCGGCTTCCTTCAGCGCTGCTTCTTTTTCAGCAAACAGTTTAGCTTCTTCTTTCGGTGCTGTCCATGAGATTTGATTCATATAACCTTTATCATGCTTGTTTTTCAGCACATAAAAATTGTGTTGCTTCACTTCGAAGTTGACCTGCTCACCGATCGGACTAATAGCCGCATGTAAAATGTCCGCCTTCTGTTTTGCCCGTTTCCATTTTCTGAACGGCGTAGCATCTTCAATGCCCACATATTGGTGGGCTTGGCCTCCTAACCTACGATAATATCTATTAGTTGCTGTGTTCTTAATTACGTACATTTTTTTCATTCTCCTTTTTAAATTTCTTTTTCCGCCAATGTTCCTGTTCGTCGACTACGGCTTTTTCAATACGTTTTAAATCATCAATCGTGTAATTATTGCCGTAGATTTCTCTAACAATTTCCTCTGCCGTCATAACTCTTCAACCTCCATTTTAACTCTAGGCTCTTCGGCATACATCTTTTCCATCTCCACGCTCACAATCTGATTATCATCGTGCCATACAACGCCTGTGCACGCGTCTGTCACCGCTTTAAATAAGTTATCTATGTCGGGCTTAAAGATGGGTCTATGCTCGTTAGAAAGTCTTCTGTTACGTTCGGCTTTTGACACACTTTTCTGAACGGAGCGATAAAACGTAGTCCTAACTTTCAGTGCGCCCATTAGTGGTTCGCCTTTGTATTGATTTCTAACAATTAAGTGAGCTCTATCTTTATAAGCTTTGTATTTCGGGGCAATGTACGCCCAGCCTTTCCGCGTCACCCTTGGTCTACTAGCGGCTACTGGCTCGCCGTCAATTACTAGCTTGATCACTTGAGGACACCTTCTTTTTACATACTTTGTACCAGTGGCTAGCAACGTTATAGCTTGCCATGCCTAATTTTTCGGCAATTTCATCAAACTTTGCAACCTTGCTTCTTTCGGCAATTAGAAACGCATTTTCCTTTTTAGTCCACTTCTTAGGAGTCCTCTTGTTCTTGCCCTTTTTGATTTCGATCCCGAGTTCTCGCAAATCTGAATAGATCGTTTGAACCTCTACGCCCAGTTTTCAAGCAATATCTGCATAACTAAGGTTCCTATCAAGCATTTCTGGAAGTAGGCTCTGCCGGGCAACCTTCATCTTGTGCCGAGTCATGCTAATCTCGCCAATATACTTACGCTTTTTAATTTTTGAGATGCTTAACCCACGTGCTCTGCGGAAACCTTCGTAGTCACCACGATCTAACAATTCCTGCTCAATATCGGATTGCTTAACAGCCGTGCCAACCCTTACATAGCGCATCGGTTCTGGCATGTCCATATAGATGCCATCTTTACGATCACCATCATATTTTGTGTAGGTATTAAGTAACCACTTGTGCAAGTCCGACTTATGCTCGCTTTCTCCATACACCTCTTTACTGTTAACCCCGACCAATTGCCACATTAGCTTCACACTCCTTTGCTTTTCGGTATTCTACATTGCAATTCGGGCAGGGCATCACCTGCATAATTGCGCCATTTGCTTGGTACACAATTTGCGTACCGCCACATAATTTACACATTAGAAAATCGCCATCCTTTTATCTTCTGTCTTTTCAAATTTGATAACCGCGTCGTTCTTAACGACACCTTTGTACATCCGACTTAATAATTTTGGGTTATATATTTCCGATAGTTCTTTACTGCCCAAATTAGTAGTGATAATTGTCCGGCTCCGCTTGTTTAAGACACCAAACAGCACCTGCTGTACATATTCACTCGCTTCTCTTGATTCGCGCCTAAACGACGCCTCACTGCCCAAATCGTCCAATACAAGCAAGCTAACCTTACTGAGCAAGTCCACCATGCGAGATTCAGTGTAGTAGCTATCCCGATGCTCGAACGAATCCTTAATTTTCCGCATCATCTCGTTTATCGAAATGAACAAGCAGGAAGCGTTAGGCTTGATGTTTTCATTGACCCCTTTTAGCATCGAAATTGCTAAGTGCGACTTACCGACCCCCGGCTTACCAGTAATGATTGTGTTAGCCTGGTAGTTGCGATCCATGTACCTGTATACGATTCGCTTAGCCTTTTTCAGGTTCATTTCCGCTTCACTACCAGCTTCAACCTCATAGTTATCAAAACTTGCTTGCCACAAGTCCTCATCATCAACAATCGAGTCCTTTTTTAGGACTTCATAAAAGCCCCGTTTGTAGTTCCGCAATGCACCTATCGTGACTAACTCGTTATTTTTATGTCTACGCTTCTCCTCAACGCATTTAGGACAGAAAGGCTCATGGTTAGCCAACATTAATAACTTTTGTTCTGGATGAATTTGGCAGTATTCATTTGTTTTCTTCACATGCTTTAGTAACTCAAAATTCAACCCCGCCATAAGATTGCGTCCCTTTCTCTGCCTTTGGTTTAATTTGTTGGTTTAAATACTGATCGAACTTGTTTCCAAATAAAGTGCTTGGCTGTAAATATTTAGCTGTAAAGAATGAGTTAGCATCGTTTGCGTCTAGTACCTTGTTATCAATTACCTTCTTAAAATCGTCTAAGCGATAACCTTCATGCCATCTAGCACGAATCAGTTTCTTGTTAGATTCGACGTTTCTAAAATGCTTACCAGCTTTTTCATTTAGATAGTCGATTATTTGTTTGTATTGGATATTGTCGGACTTGTCCGACGTATTATTGTTAGTCTCTGTAGTAGTCTCTGGTAGTCTATTGGTATTGGTTGGTACTCCCAGTCCCATTCCATTGGGATTGTCAGTCCCTATCGTTGGTACTGTCAGTCCCAATGCTGACCCCAAATTGTCCAATGCGTCATAATCGATTCTGTACCACTTTGTTCGGTCAAATTTTGCTTTGTTATAGTTCCCAGTAATTAATATTTTCTTTTTTTCTAGGTCTTTTAAGTAACGCTGGATTGTTTTTTCCGATAGCCACGGAAACTGTTCATGCCACTTAGTAGCACTGTTATAAATCCAACGATGCCCTTCTTTAACATTTGTGGATTTCATAAGCCAGTAGTGCATTTGTTGAAGTATAATAGCCTTATCAACACTGTTTAGTTTTTTAGCTAGTGATGGTAAAACTTGCAGGGGTGGCTCATTAATTAGCAATGTTTGCATTTAATCACCTCATTTTTGAAGGAGTTTAGAGTTATGAAATTTGAAAACATATATCATGTTGAAGAGATTAAAGTTGACGGTAGCTCGGAATTAGTTAACCTGTTGTTACAACACGGCTGGAAGATTTTGAATATCGTTTCTGATAGCCAATGGGACCGATATGAAGGCAACGCCACAACTTCTTATATCATCATCGGCGCATCTAAAGATGTGTTCGAATCCTATTCGTTCAAAGATGCTAAAGAAGAGGGTGGGACAAGCTACGGTGATATTTCGTTTTAATTCCTATAACTTCTGATTGATTGCTTTTAAATAAAGCCAATTGTCAACTAATATCAGGGCTTCTTGTATTTCAAGATAAGAAGCTCCTTTTTTCTGCATTTCTTCAACTATTTCATTTGCAAGTTTTAAGGATTGCTCCAGTATTAAAAGGTTCTGCCCCTTTAATTTGTAAATATTTTGCATATGTTGATCTATTTCTGTATTTAGTGGTTTTTCACTAAGCTTCATCGTAATTCCCCCTTATTTTTAATTGCTTTAAATCTTCAATACTCAATTTGATACCGTTTACTGGCACGTGATACTTAGTGGCAAACTTAGCTGGCGTAATACTTTCAATTTCGCCATGATGCACTCTGCATAGTGGTAGTACATGCCGTTTTGAATGGTCAATCTTGTTTCGGTTCGTTCGTCCAACCACGTCGACGTGATGAATATCAGCATATTCCCCACAAACGAGACAGACCCGATGTCTACAGCATTGGTAGATAAAATACTGTTCTTCTCGTGGTATCAACTCGTACCCTTTTTTAAACGGAACGTGCCACTCGAACATGAAATCGATAACTAGGTCTAACAATTGATTGGCATCACTCACAGACGATTCTGTGTGGTCTGATAAGCTGATAGACTTACCGGCCGTGTAATATTCGTACTGCGTATAGAACATCGATTTTAAAAATTCACTCGGCACTACGAAGTAAGCTTCAATGTCATGGAGCAATGCGAAGAATAATCTTCGTTGCTTTACTCTTACTTTTCTTGGGTCTGCTACTTCGAAATCAACGTAAAACTCACCTTGCCCACCGCTAACAGTTTCCAAATGGTCTTGATTCAGTGGTCTATCAAGATGAATTACCAAATCTCTGCCTCGTTGTTCCGCTCTTGCTCTTTGCATCTAAATCATTCCTAGAACGGTAAATCGTCGTCACTAATATCAATTGACTGTCCGCCATTGGCGAATGGATCTCCCGGCGTTGATGCTTGCCGTGCGTTATTTTGCTGGTTGCCTTTTGGTTTTGAATCTAGCAACGAGAAGTTATCAGCTACAACCTCAGTTACATAAACTCGTTGTCCTTGTTGGTTTTCGTACGAACGGGTTTGAATTCGACCGTCAATGCCTACCAACGAACCTTTTTGTGTGTACTTGGCAAAGTTTTCTGCTGCCTTACGCCACATTACACAGTTGATGAAATCCGCTTCGCGTTCACCCTGTGAGTTGGTAAACTGTCGGTTAACTGCCACGGTAAAACTAGCTACCGCATCGCCTTTAGCCGTGTGGCGAAGCTCAACATCTTTAGTTAGGCGTCCTATTAGTACTGTTCGATTAATCATGGAGTTCCTCAATCCTTTCTATTTGCCAATCACGAATGCTATTAAGCACGTCTAATTGTGCGTTTCCTGCTGAATCTAGCTTTCCGTCTTTTAACAATTTTCTGTATAGTGGCTCGCTAATATTAGTCAATTTCTGGTTTAACGCGTCTAGCATTGCAACCTGTCCATTTTCGTAACCTAATTCATAATTTTCATTCATCACTATTCCTCCATCTTGTTCTCTCTGGCGAGTTCGTACATCAGTGCCCCACTTAGAATCAAGGCTTGACGATAGCTTAGATGATCGAGAGTTTTATCTTTCTTACCCAATACCGCAAAAACTCGTTCCGAAACGTTTTTATCAACTTTTTTGATGTTGTCTTTTAAATAAGCGGTAACCTTAACTTTGGTTTCCTCTTCCTTACGTTGATACTGTTCGAGCAATGAAGCACCTTGACCGTCGTCATCATCGTCAGCAACAATTCCGAAGGCTAGACACAAGCTAGTCCGCTTAGCGTAAGTTTCATTCGCACCTTGTTTTTGCATATTAGAATCATCTGGGAATGAATCACCATAGATGATTTTCTCCTCGCCGCTAATATGGCGAATAACTGTATAGATCTTGTGCGATACTTTGCCATTAGCGTTAGTATCATCGATGACACCTTGTGAGAAGCTAATACCTGAATCGGCTGTGTTAATAGCTTTTCGGATGGCTCTATCAATAGCTCTTAGATCGGCATATTTGCCATAGTGAGCTTGTTTATTTTTCTGTGGCTGTTCTAGTATTTTCTGGGTCGCGTACAAGGCTTGATTTAATTTTGGTGTTGGTGAAATATCAATGTTTTGCTGAATCATGCTTTCCTCCTAATCTAATCCGAACGTTTTACGCCTTGCGTCAAGGCTGATTTTCTCGTCCAAAGCAAATGAATACAGTAGCTCGCGCATGTCGTCTTCGTTCATGTCATCTAGCTTTTCTAACATGTCGTCTTCTAACTCATCATCTGTCCGTTCTACAGAATCGAAATAGCTAGGCAATTCTTCTTCATAAGCTTTTTGCGCACGCTCAAATCCGTTCATGATTAAAGCCTCCTTACTTTCTGTGGTATAATTTGTTTGTTAAATTTTTTATTGAGCCTGCTATTGCCGTAGCGGGCTTTTTATTTTGTCCGTTTTATTGTTAACGTTTCGTCAGTTTTCAATTCATTTAGTAAACTTAAAACATCTGACTTAGTTCCAATTTTATTAATGCCAGTATTATCAGTAGTAACGCTGATATTATATTTATTATCACTATCTTCTAAGTGCTCCTCGCTACCGCAAATAGTGTCGAGTGCTTTTTTGATTGGTAGCTTTAAGCTAAATACGTCTTCATTAACCATTGTTATGAGTGTTGTATTATATTCGTCATCAAATTCAATAGACGTAATATTACATGGATTTATATACACATCTTCTCTAATCTTTGCTAACTTCATTACTGTTCACCCCTTACTCGAAAAATGAATTAAATCCAAAACGACCAAATGCGTAGGCCATCCTTGCTATTACCAACACTGCTATTGCGACTCTCATTACAACCCCTCCACCCATTTGTTTACTTTCGGCTTAATGTAATATGTTCGATTGAGATAAGACGGACTAATTACAGCCTCGTCTAGCCCACCGTATTCAACTGCCTTGTCTATCGTTGCCACTGAAAATCCTAGATATTCAGCAACCGTTTTTCGATCCATGAGCAACGGAAACTTATCGTCGCTCAAACGTTCCTTGTCCGCCATCTTTATCACCTCCTATCTAGTTGCTCCACCTTTTTTGATACTGTTGCATGACTTTGCGTCTCTCATAACTACTCTCCTAGCGTTGTTTGCCCCGCTGGCACTTTACTCATCTCTTTAATAATTTGTACCGTTGCAGTAGATGGTTGCCAGTTACTGATATATTCATCGGCTTTATCAAAGTCCTTTTGTCGAAGCTGCGAACGTGTCTTAATCCCGGTTACTTCGTTTAGACCGCGGTTGATGTCCTTAAACAACTTGCTACGTTGCGCAGCTGTTAACGTTAGTCCGTGAATTTTGATATATTCGTTAACTTTCTCCGAAACACGGCGTGAGATGTATCCATATTCGCCCACATCCAAGCGCTGATTATCCTTCAAATACTTAACGTCACTACCGATTCGGTTTACCTTGTTATTGGTTTCTTCTGTTGCATCAAACATCAATTTCAATGCTTCCATTGGCGTTTTGGGTAATTGAATACGTTCCGCCTTAATGGTTTTTTCCATCTGGTTGAAAGCTTCAATGTATTTAAGTTTGAATCCTAAGGCCTTTTTACCAGTGAATCCCATTGCCAACAACGTGAACCCATCTCGGTTCATATAGACCACTTTTCGATCGCGCCCATAAGAATCTGGTTCAGTGCCTTCCGAAAACATCTCCCCAAAATTGGGGACATCTTGTTTCATCTGAGAAATATCCCGCAAAATATGATCATGTCGCTTTCCAAACACTTCTGCTACTTGTAAACTGGTTGTTACTGCTTGTTGGTCTTTCATAATTACTAATTCATTCATATTGTTCTCTTCTTTCGTGTGTATAATTGTTTTACAAGGTGGTGATAATGATGGATGATTTTAGCCGTAGATAGTCCAATCATTTGCTAGTAGATCCGAAGCAATTGGTTGCCACTTCGCTATCAATTCATCCTTACGATTAGCAACAATCATTCCGCTAGTAGTATCAGTAGGAATTATCCAAATGGGGTTTGGTCCCCATGATTTACGGGTAATTCCTCTTTTTTGTTTACCAGCCTCTTTTACTGCTTCTTGAATGTTCATATTGTTTTCCTTCCTAGATTCCAAATTCATTAATCATGCTAATAATTAATTTTGTTGCTTCTGGCCCTTTAGCTTTGCCGCTGAGCACTTGTTGAATCCATGAAGCACTTGAGCCAAACAATACCCCAGCCATGCGATAGGTAATGTGGTTTTCTTTCATATACTTTTTGACAGCTTCACGACCTGGTTCTGTTCCTATCAATAAAAACGCCCCCTTATTTTTTCAAGTGATTTATCAAGTATCGTTGACTTTTTTTAAACTATAGTTTAATATGAAGCCATGTTAAATAAGCAATTCAAAACCCACTACCAATGCAATTCCTCGCCAAAGTTGTTGCCATTATTGGGTGTGTTTTTTATTGCCTGATTACTTGATGAATTAATAATATAACTATAGTTTAATTAATGCAAGTTTTTTTATAACTAAAGTTTATTTTTTATTCATCAAACATGGGAGAAACGCTATTATGACGATGTTTGACAGGGTAAAAAAAATTTCAAAAAAAAGAGGATTAAGTCTTGCACAATTAAATGAAAAGGCAGGATTTAAACCAAATGTTATATATTCATGGAAAACAAAAACTCCATCTATAGATAAAGTTGAATCGGTTGCAAAAGTTCTAGGTGTATCTGTAGATTATTTGTTAGGTAAAAATGAAACTCCTGAATGGGCAAACGAAAGGGACACTACCGATTTAAAGAAATTTCTTGAAGACAACGATGGGACATTCACTTATGGAGGAGATGATTTAACCGAGGATGAGAAGCAAAAATTAAAAATTGCGATGACTCAGATTTTTTGGGATCGTCACAAACATGACTAGGTGGTTATTTTATGTCTATAGTTAAGGACTTTATACAAAATGTTCAAAAAAGATACAATACTGCCGATCCTTTTAAAATTGCCGAAATACTAAATATAGATGTACGTTATTGCTATTTAGGACGTATGCCTCTGGGGAAAACGAACTATGACGATAAAGGAACAATCATAATATTAAACAACTCTCTACGTGATTCGCCACAAAAGTACTTCACACTTGCGCACGAGCTTGGTCACTATTTTATGCACGAAGGACTGGCAGGGTATTATACAGGCGTCCGCTTTGGATATGATGAATTTGAGAATCAAGCAAACGAATTTGCTAGTGGCCTTTTAGCTTTATTTTATGTGGAAGAATACGATCGTTTGCCTCATACAATTCGTGAACTAGAAGTAACATACGGATTACCTACTAATTAATTAGATATAAAACTATAAAATTGTCCAAATCCTGATGACTATAAAAGCTGATTTTTTTGGAGGAAATACAATGATACAACTCAGTATTGCGTTACAAACTATTTTTATAATTGCAATTATTGCATTTATTATCGGTTTAATTTGGCTAATTATTAATTGGATTAAAAAGAAACCTAAAAAAGCTCCCACAATTTTTTCAATCATTTCATTAATTATCCTTGTAGTTAGCTTAGTTGGTGGTGTGACAGTTTCAAATGAAATTGATAAAACATTATCAAACATCAGTAATTCTACAAAAGCTAAATCAGCTAAAAATACTGACAGCGATGATTATTCTGACGAAAGTTCAGGCAAAACTGATAATAAAAACCAAATTGAATTAGACGATGACAAGATAGACATCAAAGACTCAAAGGAATATTCAACTACATATTCTGATTCATCTTGGGCTGGTACTACAGTTAAAATTGATAAAGTTACTGTTTACAAAACAGATGGGGAATATTCCGACGGGGATGACGGCAAATTCAATGGTGTAGTTAAAGTTCATTTTGACATCAAAGCAGGCCGAGATATTTCAATATATGCCTCACAAGCCACTTTAAATACTAACGACGGTCAACAAGTAGAAGCAGATGGTTATGATAGTGATGATTTTGACGGTGATTTAAACTCCGGAGCAAATGCTAACGGTGATGTCTACTTCCTGCTTCCTAAACTAGGCTCAGTTAGTGATTTACATACACTACGCCTTAAATTTGATTCAAGCTATGATACGGACGATTACGATGATGATAACTCTGATCACTCATACGACGTGACTGTCAATTTACAGTAAAACACCACTTCCCACTCTGGCGACTCGCAGCGGTTCGATTCCGTTGGTGGGAATAGTGGTTATTACAATATACGTAATAACCACAAAAAAGCCACATCCCCTAACCGCCAAGTAAGATGTTAGAACGTGATTGGCCGATCATTGCAGCTAACATCCCTGGTATTTTCTTAGGATTTTTTACATTCTATACCGCGTTACATTAATACTTTATTTACAAAGGAGCGAATAGTTTATGGAAACGAGTATTATGGCTATCATTGGAATAATTATATTTTTTATTGGAGCATTAATAATATCTCTTGGTCGAACTTTAACTATCTTACGTTTCTTTTTTGGTGATCGTAGTATGTTTACGCAGATGTTTTGGGGAATTATCTTTACCTGCATTGGCTTATTTTTAATCATACTTGGTAGCCCTCAGCTTAGATGATATCCTCTTTCCACTCCGGTGACTAGATACAGTCCGACTCTGTATGTGGGAAATAGTAGTTAACTTAATAGATTTAACTACACAACAAAAAAGCCACATCCCCCACCGACCAAAGTTTGGGATGTGACTATAACTGAACTACTACATAGGGGCAGTACCCCTTCGCTGTCTATTTTAGCATGTTGGACTGCCTCCAGAAAAGAGAACGGAGGTTCGCGTTATGGCGTCATTTGAAAAACGTGGAAAGAAATATAGAGCTGTTGTATCAGTAATGGATAACGGCGTACGTAGAAAGGTTTCCAAGACCTTCCCCACCAAAAAAGAAGCGACTGAGTGGGCTACCATTATGGAAGCCGATAAGTTTCAGAATAAAAAAATTATTGCCTCTTCAATGACCTTTGCAGATTGGTTTAAGATGTGGATGGAAAATTATAAGAAGAGCGAAGTTAGAGAATCTACTTACGCTGCTTATAAAAGTGATTACAACGTAATTTCAAAATGTTTTGGGAATACTACTTTAGCTGAATTAACATACCCATTACTTCAATCTACATTAGACAAAATTGGAAAAAAGAAAAAGCAAGGATCTGTTGCAAATTTAGTAATTAAGATCCGTGCATCATTGAAAGAAGCGAAATATGAACAGTATATTAAATCCGACATTTATTCAAGATTAAAACCACATGGTATCCGAGTTGATAAAAAGGCTAATGTTTTATCTGCTACAGAGTTTGAAAAACTACAAAATTATCTTTATCAAAATTACCAAAATAATTTAGTGAACGGCGCTATTCTAGTTGCCCTTGAAACCGGAATGAGAATTGGCGAAATACTTGCCCTTAATTCGAAAGACGTTTCCGCTGCTTTTCAAACAATCGTTATAAACAAATCATTATCTCATGCCACTAGTAAGATAACACCTCCTAAAAATAAACATTCAATCAGGACAATAAAAATAACTAAAGAATTAGCCAATGTAATTGAATCTTATGGGTATCACGAAAGTAGAATATTCAATGTGTCTTCAGATACAATCCGAAGGAACTTAGATGAAATTATTGAACTACTAAATCTAACCCCTATCACTACACACGGTTTAAGACACTCACACGCCTCTTATTTGTTGTATAGAGGTATATCAATTAATTATGTTTCCGCACGCTTAGGACATGCTAATGTCTCAATTACTCAAAGGGTATATGCTCATATGCTCAAGGAAGAAAAACAAAGAGAGCAAGAAAGAGCAATGAAAATCTTATCAATGTCCCCAAATGTCCCCAAAAGAAGCCAAACCCCTTGA